GCGGCTATAGCTGCGATAAGTAGCATAATGCCGAGTATTATAAGCGTTATAGGGTTGGCGGCCATAACCAAGTTAACGACGGTTAGGATACGCGCCAGGGTTTTAAGTATCGTAGCGAATGCAAAGAATACCGCCAGCCCCACGGCTATGCGTTTAATCCATTTAACGATACTACCAAAATTATTTATTAAGTTAGCCAGGAAGCCGCCGACGTTGGTAGCGATTAACTTCTCGTTCGCTCGCACCCATTCGGTGGTCTTTTCTATGGCGTCGGATAGTGGACCGCTGCTAAGGCCGAAGATAGAGATTTTAACGCCCTCTACCGCCGACTTAAGCGAGTTTAACCGACCCTGTAACGTGTCGCGCATTACCGACGCCATGTTCGAGGAGGCCCCGCTCGCGCCTTCTAGCTCTTTTCTGTACTCGCGTAACCGGTCGGACCCGGAGGCCAGCAACACGTTAACACCCGCGATAGGGATTTTACCGAAGATACCTTCCAGTACGCCAGACTTATCAGCGGTACCGAGCCCGTCCAGGGAGCCGTTAAGGTCGCCCAGGATATCCACGATATCGCGCATATCGCCGTTAGCGTCCTTGGTCGATACTCCTAGGCGCTTAAGTATTTTAGCCGCACCGGCACCCGGCGCCGATAACGATAGGAACATATTTTTAAGGGTGGTGCCTGCTTTACTCCCTTTGATACCGGAGTTAGCCAGCTCGCCGGCAAGTGCCGCGAAGGTCTCTATAGAAGCGCCCGCCGTGGTTGCTACCGGGGCGCCGTCTTTAATTGTTTCGAATAGTGCTTCTACCGTCGTATTCGCGCTGGTGGTAGTTTTTGCGATAACGTCATTAACGCGCGCCAGGTTAACGCCTAGCTTACTGGCGTCTTTAGTCATTAACCCGAAGGCGCCTAAAGAGTCCGAAGCTACGTCGGTCGCTGTCGCTAAGTCTACCTGGGCGGCTGTCGCTAAATCCACAACGCCGGGCAAGGCCGCGACGGAAGATTCGGCGTTAAACCCTGCCATAGCTAGGAAATTAAGAGCGCTAGCGGCTTGGCTAGCTGTAAATTCGGTAGTAGACCCGGTCTTCTTAGCGGCGGATTCTAGTTGCTCGAAGGCCTCCGTACCCCTGCGGATTTCTCCGGGGAATTTAGCGGCGGCATTAACTAGGGTCTGTTCGAATTCGGCGCCGGTGCCTATGACGTTAGCCATAGCGGCGGAGGATACGGCCAGCGCTGCGGTAACTGCTACGGCGCCTTTTTTGACGCCAGAAGCAAATTTCCCGACGCTGCGGTTAAGCTTGTCGAAGCCCCGCCCCATAGAGCGGGTTAATTTTCCTACCCGGTTCTGCATCCGGGAGACGGGGGCCGTTACGCGGTCCACTGCTTTAAATACGGCTTCTACGCTAAAACGGCCGGCCATAATTACCTCTACTTGGGTTTGGTATGCTCTTTTAGCTCCGCGCGCACACCTTCGTAAAAGAAGCGTATTTCGTGCGCCCGTAGCGTTCTGGCATCCGGTAGGCCTGGATAATCGCGGCTAACCTGTAGTAGCATTTCAGTATATACAGGCTGGAACGTGTGGCCCCCTTTCGGGATAACCTCGTCCGCACCGCGACGAACTAACCTAGTCCGGACTAGCCCAAAAAAAGCGTAGTTATTGCCATACAGACTTTAAGGTCCGGCATTTTCATCTTGCTAAACGTGCTTGCGTGGGTTTTAGTAATCTCCCCCATGCTAGCGTATAGCTTTCCGATATCTTCGGTTTTCTTCTTACGGTCCATTGCCATAAGAGAAGCGCCCGTCGGTTCGTGGAACGTAATAGCTTCCGCGCCTTTCGTGCGTTGCGGTGTAAATACCGGTTCGCCTGTATCATTAATTACAAGGGAGCCCGATTGTACTGCCGCGATAATTCGGTCTTTCTGCTGTTCGAAGCCCTTTTTATCTTCCGCGTCCATATCGGCCGGGTCGACGTCCAGGTCCATAGCTTCCACGAAGCGGTTAAACTCCTGTTCGGCTACTACTCTCGCTATTTTATCAGTCATAATTTAAGCCCTATTTTGCTTATAAGTTGGTGCCGCGCCCCGAGCTTTCACCCGGGTAAAGGGATAGGGCGCCCGCGCAGCATAATGCCCTATTTATTCCGGCTACTGCTTAGTTAGTACGCCAGGACCCATTAGAGAAACCGCCGCCGTAGCGTTCTGGCTGCTCGTTTGAGTCTCGCCGACTATCTGGGCTGTACCCTGGTAATCATTACCCGAAGCGTACGAAATAACCACAGGGAAGAAGTCGTTACGGTTCGAGAGTTCCTGTAGGAACTCATGGTCCGCGCGGTCGTCGTCAATCTCTAAGGTTAAACCGTCAAGCGACAAAGGTACACGGGTTTTAATTAAACGCGCGGTACCGTCTCCGTTCGACTGTACTTCGTTCTCGAATCCGCCTAGCTTGCGCTGGGCCTCGGCGTCGGCCGCGACTGCGAAGTTACGACCGTCTAATGTAATGCTCTCAATGCTTCCGCCTACGGCTGCCATTGTCCTATCTCCTTACTTTACGCTACGACCGAAGGCGTACCGAAGAAAAACCCGAAATTCAAGTCTACGGAAATGATATTCGTATTTCCGCTTAGTTGAACAGTTGTAGAAACGTCCAGACGCTTAGGGTTCTGGTCGTTAATTTCCGCCAAAGTATTAGCCTTCGCGGTTTCTGGGTCGCTGATAATGGCGTTAAGGCCTAAGCTATCCAGTAAGGCAGCGACGGCGGCTACTGCGGCTTTCGGTTTCTTAGCCGAGCGGTTAACCGTTGGCTGGTTGTCCGGGATTAATGGCGCGCCGTCCCACTCGGGAGTAGCGAAAATTAAGTCCAGGTTAAAAATAATGTTCTGCAGTTTAACAATATCTACTACATAACGATAGGCCGGGATAGGGTCGCCCGTTGGGTGGTAGAAAGTAACTACGTCGGATACGTTAACTACGCCGTCTTTAACTTCTACGGACGAGCTGCCCTTCTTAATAGCGCTGTCGCGGTCTGCGTAGGTCCACTGCTCGCCATCCGTCCCAGGCGTTAGGCCCGTAGCGTCTTGGCTGCCGTAATCCTGCGGAGGGTTGTTGTTCGCTACTGCAGCGATACGGGCAAGCTGTCGGGAGGCCACAATAAACGGTAAATCGTTAGAACCTGGGGCTACTAACTGGCCGTTTACGCGGTCCGTTTTACGTGCGTCCGATACTGCAGTCGCGGCGGTTACCGTGGTCGCAGTGTTGCCGGTAAGAACTACTAGGGGCTTACGAACTAACGCGCCCCAGCGACCCTCGCCGAATACGCTGAATTTATCTAACGTCGTGGTATCTGCTACGTCCATACAGTTAAGGACCATAGTTTCCCATACGTTGCCCACTTGGTTAAGTGCGTCGTCTACGTCAGGGTTAACCAGGCCGCCTACTGGCTGGGTAATAGCGAAGGATACGCCGGCAGTAGTTGGGCCTACGATTTCGATAAAGATATCGTTAGCGCTTGTACCTTTCCACTTAGACGTAATACCGACTTCGGTAGACGTGCCTGGTGTTGCGTCCGTGGCTATTACGGGCATTTCTAAAGTAGCGTTAATCGCTGCAGTAGCCGCCGTAATAATGTCCGCCACACTGTCGCCGACGCTAATAACGAACTGTTCCGAATCGATATTATTAATACGGACCTGGTACGCTGCTGCTTCTGTAGCTGCTCCGCTCGGGGTGATATCCCCGGAAGATGCTACGCCGCTGCCGTCATCAACTAACGGGTAGACCGTAACCGGGATAGTGCCCACGCCGTCGCCGTTAACCGGTAATAGCTGCAGTACTGCCAGGTGAATAGGGGACCCGAAACCGTAAAGCGTTGCCGCTTCCGAAGCACTGGTTACCTGTTGCTTAGTCGTGGCGTAGGTTGCGGCTGTGGAGCCTTGCCCTACAATCGCTAGGCGTTGTGGTAGGAATAGAACACCGCCACCGCGTAGGTCCTTAAAAATCGTTTTTATTCCGACTACTCGCGCCACTGCGGAAGCGTCGACCGCGCTTGATATTGCCATGGGTATATCTCCTCTTATGGCGCTGTATAATCGTAGTCAGCTTCGAGGACGACTTCGCCGTCTTCTGTTCTAATTACGTCTACTGATAAAAGTTCTAACGTCACGGGCTCAACCTGCGGCGAGAACTCATTAAATACTACTCTAAACGCTAACCTAGCGCCTACTATTTGCTGCATTTGCCGCCCGTCTAATTGCGGCTGGAATACCGTAATAGACTGGGGCCAGCGTTGCCACACTAGGCCCTGTAGGCCTAGATAGGTGTATTCTGCTGCCATTAGGATATTACGTATTAAACGTAGTGCCTTCTGGACTTCGAACGAGGCTTCGCGGTCTCCCGGGATATGCCCGGTACCGCCGTCGTCCTTACTAAGGCCGTAGCCGTAGCAGTCAATATTATAAACAGTCTCGGACGCTTGGCGCTCGGATATATTGCTTTTACCCTGGTCGAAGTTCGAATTATCGTACCAGATATTTACAATAGGGCTTCGGTCGTTTTGCTCGTTAAGCAACTGTTCCCAGGGGTTAGACCGTTCCGTAAAAATTCTTAGTTTCCAGTCGTCCGGGTCTTTCCCGCCGTCCGTAGCTAATTGCATTTGGCTAGCTACTTCCGTCGTTAATATCGCGGCTATCTGGTCGCGTATAATCTCGAAAGAATCTTGTTTATCTATCAGCGTGGAAATAGTCATTACACGTATAATTCCAGTAATAAAGTAACTAAACCTAGCGCCCTGTCGGGGTTAGATTGAGAGACTTTGAACTTATACGGACTGCCGTTTATATCGTCGAACTGGACAACCCAGGGCTTACTACCTGCGTCGGCAATACCACGGGGTAAAGTTAGCCCGGCGGCTGTAAGTGAAGATATACGTAAAGCTACGCTCGCTAGGCGACCGCTAACCGCTTGCCCCGTATCAGGGTCGATAATCTGCGCGATATCGTCAGAGAAACCGGTTAGCGGACCCGTACCGGAATTACCGGCGGGGTCCGTTACAGTTATCGGCCAGCCGAAGCCAGTAGCCGAGTCTTCGAGTATTATCCCGAGGTCTTGTTCGGCTATTGAACGGAGGCCCATAACTTAAGCCTTACCTACGTGGCCAGACTCGACGAAAGCGTCTAACGCTTCCTTACCGCCTGCCAGGTCGTCGGCTTTAATTTCGTCGCCGTCTGCCAATAAGCCGCGCTTACTGGTTAAGCACTTACCGGGCATAACGTAGTAAGGCGGTTTTTTAGCCGGCTCTGCTTTGGCTTCGGTCGCTTCTTCCTTCGCTACCGCTGCAGCTTTAGCGCCAGCGTCCGGCGTAAGGTCCTTTTCGGCTTCTTTCTTTTCAGCTTTTAAGCCGCTAAGAATATTAGCCAATTCACCGTTATTTTTACCTTCGGTTTCCGGCGCGTCTTTTTCAAGCTCGGCCGAGATAGTGCCGATAGCTTTAACTAAATCTGTATTACTTGGCATAGTATTAGCCCTGAATAATTAAGCGCCCGGGAGTACCAGGGCGCTAAGGTTAGAATTAAAGCTGAGTATCTAAACAGCCGAACGTATCGATAGCGGTAGGAATCATTAACGGACGAGCCCCGACGCCTCCGAACAACTGTTCGCCGTCGTTAGATAACCAGGCATTCGTAAACAAGTCCATACCGCCGGCTGCGTTACTAATGCGGCCTGGTAGTTCTGGTAGCAAGCCGGTAGCTTGTCCGCCGACTAACGAGCCGATATTAGGGATAGCGCCGAATGTGGCGTCCATGCGACCAGAAGAAGCACGTACAACGATTTTACCGTCGTCCAGGAACTTAGTTTTAACGCCCGTTTGTGGGTGCTTGTAACGGCCGCCATAAGTCCACACGTCATAACGATAATTACCGATTTCTACGATACCGCGGAAGGTGCCGCCATTACCGCGCATTTCCATAGGCGCGATAGTGCCTAGGTCGATACGTCGGATATCAAAACGCTTTTGGATTTCTGCGTCGCTAATGAAGTTTTCGAAAGCATCGATACCCATTAGTAGCTGGTCTGGGTCTGATAGACCGTCGTTACGGATAACTTCCGCCAGGTCGCTAATGTCCGAGATTTTCTGCTCGCCTGTAGCAGTCGCCCAGGAAGTACCAGCCGTAGGGAAGTGCGTAGCTTTAGGCTTATAGTCCAGCGTATAAAGTGCTACGCCGTTACTATCCGAAAGCGTTACCGTGCCGGTCTGTAAAACCTGCGACGCCTGCAGCTCAATAGAGCGGCGGATTTTACTTTCTATCTTCTTCATGCCGTTGAACATACGTAAGATCACATTCGCGCGGAAGTCCGGAGACTGGAAAGGGTCTTGACCAGGCATACGCTTAATAAGGTCGAATGAGTTAATACCCAGCGATTCCTTATGAATTGGCGGCTTAAAACCTTTGTTCGTATACAGGTCTTCGGCGTTCGCGCGGTAGCCCGTGCTTAAGTCCTGGATAACGATAGAGATATCTTCGTCGCTACGTACGATATCGATTTCCACTTCTTCCGAAGTGTGGAAGTTTTCCGGCGGGCTCTGAAATAGTCCCGATAGAAATAGCGTAGGTGGCGCCATTTGCGTATATGCCTTAAGCATACGTTTTGTAATTGATCCGCTCATACTGTGCGCCCCTATTGATTGTCAAGAATATTTAATTCTTGAACGTCGATTGATACTAAAGAATAGTCGCGTAGCTGGTCTAGGACCGCCGCGTCTACGTTGCTACCGTCGCCGTCAGCGTCGATAATTAAGCGCCCGGCACGTACAGAGCCCGAAACCATATCGCGGATACTTTCGTCGCCGGCGCCTGCTGCCGTTACGTCGTAAGTTAGGACCGCTTTAGGGATACCGTTTTCGTTAGTTACGCCGCCCTTAACAAAAGGCACCAACTTAAGCGAAACCGAATCGCGAGCCAGGATAGTACCTTCGACAACTGTAGCCGCACCCGCAAAGGTAAGGAGGCCGTCGCGGAACTCGCCATCTTTAAAGATAACGCTACCTAAATCCACATTCGTAATAGTCGAATTAGCCATGCTATACGTCTCCTAGGCCGAGTTTAGACTCGATAAGGCTAGCTACGTCGCTACCCTGGTCGCCGTTTTCTTCCTGCGCGTTAGCCTTGTCGCCGGCGTTAGCCTCTGCGTCTTCGCCCTGGCGGGTAGTTACGTCGCTACGATTCATACCGGCAGTCATATACGTAGCCTGTAAGGTTGCAGTCATAGCCGAGCCGTCTTCGATAGCCGAACAAGCGGTTTTCATATCGCCCGACGCAATACCCATAGTTAAATGGGCTGTTACGCGGTCGCGTTCTTCTGTAGCGCCCTGCTGCACCGCCGCCGCGAAAGTTTCGGGGTGCTGGGCCTGTAGTTGTTTAAGGTCCATATTACTGGCCTCCGGTTGATTCCCGCTTATGGCGGTGGTTGTTTTGGTACTCTTAACTGCTTTAAGCGACGGAGCCGCTACCGCGTCAATCATACCGCGCTTTAATGCTTCATTCGCTAGGACTGTAGCGCCCTGGCCGAAGTCGGCGTTAACCTTGCTAGCCGTCGTGTCTCGCCCTTCGGCGATAGCGTCGACAAAAATGTCGTGCATAGCGTCGAGCTCTTCCCGGACCATGGCTCTACCTTCGTCCGTGGTTATGTCCGGGCGCTTCTTCGGCGCTTCTGTACTGGTAATACTAATTTCGTTTTCGTCGTTAGAGAATGTAGCAACGACCCCGACGCTTCCGATACGCGCGGCGATATTAGACGCGACTACTTCGTCCGCCTGGGTCGCAATGGCAAAAGCTGCCGAGGCCCCGACGTTAGAAATAATAGCTTTAGTAGGTTTTTTAGCGGCTTGAATAGCGGCCAAAGTATCGAACAGGCCGTCGAAGTGGCCGCCCGGGCTATCGATAGCGAACGTAATATCGCTAATAGCGCTATCCTGCTCCGCTGCTGCGATAGCCGAAATAATCTCGGGGTAAGTTGTATTACCGCCGCCGAAAAGCATAGCCATAAAGCTAGGGGCTTTCGTGATAACGCCTTTAACGGATATTTCCGCACTGCTGCCAGCTACGGTTAGTAGTCGGTTATCACTCGCGGACATTTCGCCGCCACCGTGGCGCGCGTCGAATTGTGCTTGCTGTTCTGCCGAAGGCATGAAACCGGCTTTCTGCGCCTGTTGTATCGCCTGGCGGACACTAGCTTCTAATAGCCACATTGCTTAATTTACCTCTAATTTTCGTATGCTTATCTCGGCAGAGGGCGCTATTCCCCAGCTACCTTCGGCGGGGGTCTCTACTAAAAGACCGCCGCTATTGTTGCCTTCGGAACCTCGCATTAATTCCACTTTAGCATATAGCCCGCTTATTGGCTCGGACATTATGACATTTTGCGCGGTTATATCCGCGTTAGCATTCTCTAACTTTACTAGGGCCGTTCGGCCCGTCTGGAAAAAGTTGATACCATCTAAGGACGACAACGTCCGGAAGTACAGCCACGATGTACCTGAGGACCCTTCCCGGCCGTACTGTACGCTTACTCGAATCCAGTACAGGCCCTCTTCGTTGAATTGTAGAACTCCGCCCGCGGTCAGGCTAACCGAGTCCGAGGGGCCGCCCTGGGCTGCGCCGAAAGTTACGTTAATGGGCGTGTCTACTGCTACCGGGTTCTGGTCTATCTCGGACGTCCCGCGCAGAACTTCCCGTCCGGACAATACCGCCGGGGTGGTGCTGCCTCCGCCGCCTTCGCCGCCAGGGCGGAACGGGGCTGTAACTGCAGGTAATTTAATCTTACCGGCGCTATTTTTCTTACCGTCTAGGAAGACGAAAAGTTCGTTATCATTAAGCTGTACGTCGGTTACGCTAACGCCATTTTTACCCGGTGCGCCGGTCTTACCGCGCTGTGGGTTCGGCATTTTCTTAGCGACCGATTCCGGGGTCGGGCTTACGCCGTCTTTAGGTGCCGGTATGAGTTTAGCGGCTTCCGCTGCGATAGCCTGCGGGTCCGGGCTTACGCCGTCCTTTGGCTTTTCAATTTGAGCGAGCACGACGTCGGCAACGTCTCGGACGGTTGGCGGTATAGCGTCGCGCCCTGGTTTAGCCGCGGGTACGAGTTTAGCCGCAGCCTCCGCGATAGCCTGCGGGTCTGGGCTTACGCCGTCTTTAGGTGCGGGTATTCTTTCGAGCACCGCGCTAACGATTTCTTCCGGGTCCGGGCTTACGCCATCCTTCCCGTGCTTTACGATTGGGCGTACTTTTTCTAAACGCTGTACGTCGCCTTTAAGTGCGGTAAGGTCTTGGCGTAGCAGGCCGAAAGCTTTAGCTAATTTAGTTAACATTTTCGACCCCTCTATCTTCTAAATAATCGTCGAGCATAGCTTCCAGTTCTTCCATATTATCTAGGGCGCCGATAGCTTCGGTAGCCACATCTTCGCCGAATTCCTGCTTAAACTCTGCTATGGGTCGGGCCGCTTCGACTTTAAGCTCATTTTCCCGCTTAAGTCGCTTAATATTCTTACTAAATTTCGTACCCGTGGTAACACGTGCTTCGCGGGCGTTGGTAGACCAGCCTTCCTCGGTCAATATCTTAGAGCCTTTAGCCTGCTTGAGCATATCGGTAGACGGTTTAATCGACCCGTACCACTCGGTAGCAGTCCAGGCGCCGAAAACGTCGTACTCGTTAGGGTTGCGCCACGACTGCAGTAGCCCGGGCGCATTTATTTTCTGTAATAGCGTTTCACTAAGTAGCCATTCGATATAAATAGGGGTACAGAATGTTTCGCCGAAGTCGCCCCAGGTACGGTTAATAGCGATTTTAAATTCGTTAATTGCCGCCTGGCTGGCGCTGTAGTTATTTGAGAAGGACAGGCGCAATACTTCCGGCGGAATTTCTAGGGTCCACGCTACGGCCTGGATAATGGCTTCTTCGAACGTGCCGAAGTTAACGTCGGTCCCTTGGCCGCCTACGTGGACCGGTTCTTCGCCGGTCTGCAGTTCTTCCAGGACTAGCCCTGGTATCTGGCTGGCTATATTGAAGTTTCGTTTACTGCCGTCGCTATCGGTGGTAGTGGCTTGGCCTCGTTTAACCGCGCCGCCTGTTATCGGCAGCGTACCCATTTTGTCCTCGGTTTTCTTAATAAACATAGCCATTATTGAGTTAATAACGGCCTTACGCTGGGTAGAGTCTCGGTAGCGGTCGATTTCTTTTAGTGACTGCATAACGATAGCTAGCATCGGCTGCCCGCGTAAGTCGTCGAGGCGCTTATCGGTGCCGTATACTAACCAGGATATCTTACGGCCTGATTTCTCGCCTACGGCCGGTATGCGCTTACTTCCGCCATCGTCCTGGTTAATCCAGTGGGCGACCACACGGCCGAGCTTATCGATTTCTACGCCGTGGCGTATCTTGTGGCCTTTACGTAAGTTACCGCCGTCGCCTAGCGGGGTGCGTACTTTGCTCCCGCTAATTAGCTGTACCATGGGTAACTTAGTCTGGGGCGATTGTCTAACGACGACTAAGACGTCCCCGCTAACGAGCGCTTCCATACGTGCGGCGCGTTGAATGGCGCCGAACGTCGATTTTTTCTTCCAGTCGCATAGCTCCGGACCTTTCCCCCAGATACCGAAGCGGGTTTCTACTTCCTCGGTCCAGTCGTTTAGGCTCTCGTCCGCGACGCCGATAATACTTTCGTCCGGGCAAGCTTCCGGCGCTAGGCCGACGTTAATTTCGTTAGTAACTAAGCGGCGGATAATACCGCGGGCGTATAGGTTTTCGTTAAATAGTTGCGCCGAACGGGCGCGAAGCGTCCAGTAGTCGACGTCTTGAATCTGAGTAGCGCCGAAGCCGCCGGCGAATTTACCGCCGTCGAAAAGCGAATTTTCCCAAGGGGAGGACGCTACCTGGCCGGAATATGCGGTCGGCTGTAGGTCGTCTATGGATACGGGAAGGGCGCCCGAGACGTGTTCGAACGTCCCGTCGTCCTGCATTCTAAACCGCGGCTTATTCTCTACCATGCTGGTACCACCGTTAAAGTACCGCTACCGTTAAGCCGAGCTTCTAAAGTAGCGCACCGGTTATACAGGGATTCGATAGTTTTTTGTATGTCGGCTAAATCTAGCTTCGTAACTTGTTGGCGACTTTGGCCCGTGTCGAGCGTGTACGACTGTACGCCGCCAGCTAATGCCAGCGCCGCGTCTTCGTAGGCTACTATCTGTAGCTTAGTAGCATCTATACGGCCTTGGATAAAAGTACGGTCCATTACATGCCTAAGCCCCGATATTAAGGTTAAATAATATATTTATAGACTTACAGTATACCCAATTATTCGGTGTAGTACAGTTTCTCGTTTTCCAGGTAGTCCCAGAACGTCGGCCAGTCTACCGTCTCTAACTCGAAATGCTGGATACAGATAGCCCAGGCTAATATCTCTACCGACGCGTGGCCGTAGCAGAGTAAATCCCACAATTCGTTACGCGCGTTACCGGGGCGGTACCAGAAGTAAGATACGTTACCCTTTTCGTCTTTACGCTCGCGGCGGGTCTCGACGGTAAGTTCCTTAAGCTGCTTATCCGAAATATCTATCGGCGCGTTAAAGTGGTACTTCTTCTGGTCGCCTGCGCCTTCCTCCCACTCGCGGCGGAGTACTGGGGCTAAACGGTCTTTATAGTGGTCCACCAGCACCCGGTACCCGACCGTGCCGGCCTGGGTGGTGAACTCCGCGAATTCCTTAATAGTCTGGTTTTTAGCGGGCCTATCTCGGCCCAGGATAGGGTAGACGCCCGAAGCATAGTCGGAACAGAACGTCGTAACCGTGTCGTTAGCGTACCCGGCGTCGACCAGGGTAACCGCTATTTTATACTTCTTACCATCGTCGGCCGTGTACTCTTTTTCTTCGATAAGGTCGCGTAATCGACCCCACACCGGGCTAGTCAATTCGCTACAGTCGTCCTCGTTGCCTTCGACCTCGAAGCGCCAGTAATCAATAACGTACGGCTTAGAGTCCCGGCACCAACCCATAACGGATACGGCTAAATTTTGTTTATGTACGTCTACCTGGCACGTAAGGAACAGAATAGCGGACCCGGAAAACTTCTTCGCGTACTCGTTAGGAATCGTACCAAGGCGATAGGCCGCTCGACGGTGCGCCGACACGCTGGTAAATCGAATCTTAGAGCCCATTATCTCGAAGGGTTCGGCCAGTACGTTATTGTAAAAAACCTGATAGAGCCCGACGTCTTTAACTTTTCTTTCGATTGGGTCGTACGCGTCCAGGTAGTCCGAAACAAGGCTATACCACGGCGCCATACCTATAGGAGAGTATAACGCCGGCAAGTGGTACGAGCGGATACCCGGTTCTACGGGGCGGGCCGTCGGTACCCATTTAGCGCCGTGGTCTTCGGAGAATAGCCGCTCTTTGTCGTGTTCGTGGTGTTCGTGGCCACACTTTTGGCATAGGTAGCGGACGGATTCGAGTACCAGGACCCCGTCGTCTAACTCCCAGGCGAAGCCGCCGACGACTCCGGTTTCCTGGTCCTCGGTATGCCAGCGTAATACCTGCTGGTAACCGCATTTCAAGCAGAGTACGTTATATTTTCGCTGGTCGCCTCGTAAGTACGCCTTCTCGATTTTAGAAGAACCTTTGATTAGCGGCGTAGACCCTCGGAAAATCTTACGGCGCTCCCAGTAACCTTTACAGCGGCCGTCGCTTAGTCTATCCGGGTCGCCGTCCTTTCCGACTGTATCGGGCCAGGCGTCTATCTCATCTTTCAACATTACGCAGATAGAATACGAGCGCATTTTATCCGCATTTTTCGCGCCGAACGGTACCAGGTAGCCGCCGCCTTCGAACTGGATATGATTAGCAGTTTTACCAGTTTTACGGCTGTTACCCTCGTCGCTCGACCGGACAATGTGGCCTAAGTCCGAGTGGTTAAGCATTGGTATGAAATTGTTCTCGATACGTGCGGCGGCGAGTTCTTTATCGGCCGTTAAGTACATTATCGGGAGCGTTTTAACGTGGCCCATAAAATACAGGGCGCCGGATTCCAGTACCGTAGAGTACGTAATCTGTACGCCTTTCTTAAGGTTTACTTCCCGGACGGGGCTATCAATATCGAAGCAGTCGACTATCTCGCGCATAAACGGGTTAACGTCGTAGCGTATAAATCCCGGGATAGACGTAACGGATTCCGGTAGGTACCGGTTTTCTTCGTTGTACTGGCTGGGCGTAATGTGGAGTACTTCGTCGGTCATTTCCCCGACTTGCTCGACTACCCAGTCGGCGCCGATATTATCAATTTTACGCATTTTTTAAGGCCCTAGCGACTTTAGCCTTAACCGGTCGAATAAAGCTCGTTATCTGCTCGGCGACGAATTTTTCGATATCGTCTAGCGGCCTGCCGGCGGAGTGCATGGCCGTAGAGCGTCGGGCTATCGTCTTGGCGCCGTCGGTAAGTAACTTAATATGGGCTGCGTCGATAGGCTCGATAACACCCACACGGACCAGGTCCCGGCTAACTAACGTACCCTGGGTCGTCGCGTTCTTAAGCCGCTTTTCGTTAATCGCTTCGATTTTTTGGGTGGCGCTTAGCCAGTCTACGAAGCGGGCGTCGGTACCGAACTTATCGACCAGGTCCCGGAGCGTCATATCTGCGAACTCCTGGATATCTTCCGGTATCTCGATTATCTCGTCTTCCTGGGCCGCTTCCCGTTTCCTCGCTTCCTTCGCTGCCGTGTGGCCTCGTACGTGTGGCTTCGCGGCTTTAAGTGCTGCCGCCGCGGCTTCGACCTGTTCCATGGCAACCACAGGAATAGGCGGCGCGTTTTTATCCGGTGCCAGGCCGTTAACCCTCATTACCTCGACAATCTTAGCGGCGCGGTTATATCCGATACGGCACTTACGCTGCACGGAAGAAATAGAGTATTTACCGGATTCGGCGCACGACTTAACCACTTCTTCGTAGAGCGGGTCTAGTCCTGTAGCGGCTGCCGGCGTCTGGTCTCGCTCCCGGTCCTGCAGATATTTAACGGCGTCGGGGTGCGCGGCGTCTACCTGCTTGCCGACTACTGCCGCTTTAAGCAGCGTTCCGCATATCCGGGTAATGGTCGACGGGTTGACGCCTGCCGCTTCGGCGAACTTCGATTTAGATAGTAGTTTTTGCATAAGAGGGATTATAACCCTAGCCGCTACCGTATGCAAAGTCGTGCAAAAAGTTGCTTATTGTGCGAGGGGCGCGCGGGGGAATCAAAAC